AGAGAATCAATTTCTGTAATAGAAGTAGCTGGTCTGACTGTCAAAACTCCGGTACTCTGACCACGGAGATTTGATTCAATAATTTCATATGTACTCTCACCTGCAATATTAAAGTATGGTCTAAGACCACCTTTAGCATTGTTAGATTGATGAACATTACCAAAATTTTTGTGATTGTTGAAACCAACATGTATAGTAATACTTCTGTCTTTTTCAAGATCTAAAGTAGTCATATACTGTTGATTAAGTATGGTTGGTCTATCTTTTCTATCTTCGAAACTATCAGTCGCATTGGGTTCATATATAAATAGTAACTTTCCTCTAGTAAAATTAGAAGCTACAATATCAAATCTAAAACTAGTAGTACCGCGCCAATAAGTATAGTTCATAGCTACCTGAGATAGTGCAGAACTCATCATTAACTGCCTGGTGACAGTTGAAGATGTCTCAACAAAGTGAGTACCAAGCATAGGTGTAATGGGAATAGTTAATAGTGTACTTTGATATGGTACTGATACGCCATTAAAACTAGTAACATCAATTAATGATGGTATAGAAGTAATGTATTTATGTGCTAGAGGATCATGTGAACCTGAACCCATAATATCATTCATTAAAGAGAGTTCTTGCTTAGGATCACATGTTAACTTATATGCTGTATCTCTACCTACTATTGTAGCTCCATTACTAAAAGTAACTTGCTTAGCAAAAGAAGGTGGTGAAACATTAGTAGGTTTAGAAAAACCAAACATGAGAGCTATTTGAGATATCGCTGTGGCAGCAATTTGAGTTGCTTTAGCGAATGTAGAAATAACAGGTACATCAGAAAGTTTTTCTGCTATATTAGATATAGCTGTAGCTGTAGAACTAATAGGGTTAGTTAGAAATTCAGATTCAGCTGTAACAGTAATACGAGTATTGGTAGGTGTAGATAACTCTACATCTTCCATCCATCCATATACTGTAACAGATAGAGCTGAAGTATCAGTTGGAGAAGCGGAATGAAACTTACCTAATGATGTTATAAATAATTGGCCTAGATTAAAATCATCATAGGGAGTAATATTATCAATAACACTAACACCAGTAGATCTAAATAATCTTAGGGAATTTTGTGGTGAAACGAATGGAATATCAAGTTGTACATCATCATCTTGCCCTATATTTAAATAACATAAATTAGGACTTTGACTAAGATAATTCTGTCTAAATATCCTCTTCTGATCTGTAATTGGTGATAACGCACTCAGTACCTGAAAATTTCGATTCGTAATATGTAATGGTTGATAACTAACTAATAATGATCCGTAATGAAATTTAGAAGAGGAAATACTAAAACGCAACTTCATATTCCCACGAAAATAAGCATAATGTGCAAGCTTATTTCTAATGGAAGGTAAAAGTGACCATATAGCATAAGGATTAAGTACATAATCTACATTTGTGTTAAGACTAATACTTCTGACATCGATTAGTACAGGTCGTTTAAAGAAATCATCAAGGTAAAGTTTGTCGTCTAAAGCAGACGAAATAACTTTAGTTGTTGAATTACCTAAAACTTGTGCACTACTAGTATCTGAATGATTTTCCAAATCAAGAGATTCAGATTGAACATAAGTAATTTTAAAATCTTTCTTATTCTCAATTAAAGAATTTTTAGTAAATTCATTTAACCGTGAAGAGAAAAATTTCATATCATCATAATAGTGTTGACAAGTTAAAGGATTAGTACGAAGATCTTTTCTATTAACTAAATCTTCAACTTTCATTTTAAAATGTGGACTTAGAGTTAAATCTACAGGAATATCAGTAGAATCAGATTCAGCAACTACATAAGATTTCTCTAAAATTGAAATTATGCTAGATAAATTATCGGTAGTTGTTTGAAGAGTATCAGTTGTTCTGGATAATTTGTCAATAGCACTTTCAAAATCAGCATGAGCTGCTTTGCGTAGTTTTTGTTGGAAGGGGATTGCTGAATGGTTACAGCAGTATGAAGCCATTTGGTGTTCACACTTTGGTTTATAAATTGTTGTTTTTGCAATTCTTATTACATTCTTGTAATCACTGAATTAGGTGATTACGAACGCAAACCAACACATTTGTCTTTTGAAATGGGTACGCCATAACAAGGCACTAATTGTGTCATAATAAGCTTAAATAAGCCTCCTC